GTGGTTGGGAGCCTAAGCTCGTCGAGCTAGTATAGCTTGATACCGTTTTAAAGTCGTAATCCTAACAGGGTTAGACTTCAGTGGCAAATCAGTGTTATCACTGATAGCCGAAGGTACTCCAGCATACCCTTCAAGGATCGGAGACCCTTGAAATCGTTTCCAGAACTCCCATGGAACGAGAGTCTGAAGGACCTCAACTACTTTCTCGTCGAAAGTGGTAAGAAGTTCTAATAGATTTTCCAAATCTATTGGAACATTCTTAACAATTCGTTTTCCGTAGATATTTTTACGGACGACGGAAGATAGTCCCATAAGGGATGCAACGACTGCATCCGATGGCTTAAAGGTTCTTTCAGTAGCTTCTAACATCTTGGTATAATTACTACCAGGATAAGAGAAGTTAAGACCAAAAGGAGGAAGTAAATGACAAACAGCATCATAAACTTTCTCTTGAGGTTTACTTAAAAGAATCTTTGAGCGAGGACCTAATAGTCTGCAGATGTCTAAGAAATTGTCGTTAGACAACTTCTTATACTTCATCATCGGGATAACTGATGATGATGTAATCAATTTTCCAGCAAACTCACCGAGCTTACTGGAAGAAATTGATTTCTCTGAAGACCATGGGCATGACACAGTATTTAAAAAATCAATATATTTAACATAGAGATCATTGTTTAAGATGACAACATCATCACCTAAAACAAAGAAATCATTGTTAAATGATTGATTATTTAAATACCAAAGCAAGAACCCGTGAGTCATTGTAAACGTACCAAAACTTGGATAAAGACCCAAGGGTTGACCACGTTTCCAACGAACAACATCATTCTCTGATGTAAGCCAATGAAGTCTGCTTATATCATAGAACAATGCTATGTCTGGTTGATTACCAAACATAGAACGGAGACAGCTAAGCTGTAAGGACATAGGAAAATAGTCCGTAGCTGAGCTGAGATCAACAGAATGAATATGTTGACCTTGCTTCAGAGCTAACTGTACAAACGGTATAGCTTTCGATTGATCGAAAGTACAATCCCATGGAAGCGATTGGACAATCGAGTAGACAGAGGAACCTAATGGCTGTAAAGCCATTTGATAGATGAGATGAGGAGATGCAATACTACGCATCTTCCCACCCTCCTGCATTAAGAAATGAACTTCACCTCCTA